TATGGACATGGACAAGATTACATGGATGGTAAGCGACCACAAGATGCACCACTACCATTTTTCCAAGAACAGTATGGCGAATACGGAGGAGAATAAATGACTAATTTTGTAAATGAACTTGCAAAAGATATTATGTTTACTGTCAAATCAGAAAATATATGTCATGCAAAATTAAATGATAAACAACAGTTTGATTTGACAGAAGAAAAATTTAAAAACTTGTTGCAAAAAAGATTGTTGACTTTGTTTGAAGAACTAAATCCACCACACAAGTCTGTTGAATAATGTGGATAACTTGTGTAAAGTATTGTTGTGAATAAAAAAGTCTTGGTAATCAGCGACTTACACATACCTTATCATCACAAAGATTCGTTTGCTTTTTTATCTGCAGTCAAAAAAGAATTTAAACCAGACAATATAATTAACATTGGCGACTTGTTAGATTTCCATGCTATTAATATGCACGACCACGACCCTGACTTACCATCTCCAGGGGATGAGCTAACCCTAGCTCGTGAGTATATTAAAGAACTTGAATCTATGTTTCCAAAAGTTATCGAAGTAGAATCTAATCATTCATCTATGGTATTTCGTAGAGCATTAAAGAATGGTATGAGCAGACAGTTTCTTAAATCTTATGCAGATTTTCTTGGTACAAAAAGATGGGAATGGATTGATGACCTAGTTATTACTTTATCAAATGGTAGAAGATGTTTGTTTACTCATGGCAAAGCAGCAGATGTATTAAAGGTATCACAAACTATGGGTATGAACTGTGTCCAAGGTCATTACCACACTAAGTTTCTTGTATCATGGTGGGCTAACCCAGACAATTTGTTCTGGGGAATGAATGTAGGATGTCTTATAAACCAAAAGTCCTTAGCATTTGCTTATGCCAAGAACTTTAAGAATAGGTTTATACTTGGATGTGGCATCATCTTACATGGGATACCAAGACTACTGCCTATGGTACTTGATGATGATGGCAACTGGATTAAGAAATTAGTTTAAATCCAATATAGCAAATACGAATATATAAAAAACGCACCAGCAACATATAGTTTTTGAACAATAGAAAAGTTTTTCCAAGCAGCTTTAGCTGATTTCCAGAAATGTTTTTTTAGTGCATCTCCAATAACTTCAGCAGCATCTTCAGAAAATTCTTTTAGTTCTTCTTTGATTTTATCTTTATCTAAACTCATGTGTCCTCCTTAATATTTTAATGGATTTTCTACTGTGATTTTAAATTCATTAAATCTAGTTTCAAGAACTTCAAGTCTTTTGTCCTGTATGTTTACCTGTTTACTTAGGTCTTTTATTTTTTTAGTGCTAGTAGATTGTTCAAGCTCATCAAGTCTATTATTAAATACACCCCAAGCATAGAACCCACCACCTAACGTAGATACTATCCCAACTAATACTGCATATTTTTTTAATGTTTCTACTATATCCATGTTGTTCTCCTTATATTGCTAATCTAGCTATAGCTTCTGAAGTAGCTTCCATCCGTTTTTTTACACCAGTTAATTTAGTGTTTCTATATTCATTATTATCAAGAAATTCTGTACTTGCTTCTGCATAATTTTCTTGATTAATTAAATCAATAGTTTTAGGACTGCCAGACAATCCCCCTCTAAACCAAGAATCTAAAAGATGTTTTTTAGTATCTATAGGCATATTGTCAAAATTAGGTATAGCTTTTTTTATTGCAACTAATCGTTCTTGAATATCTTCTTTAAGATAATTCTCTGCTTGTTCATTAGTTATTGTCATTCCTTTTTTAACATCAGGTCCATAATGTCCATAACCAACAGTATAATGTTCTTCTGTATCTACAGGTTTATAAGCAGTTAATTTTTTACCTTCTAATTTTTTTATGTGATTTACGTAAACAGACAAATCTTTTTCTGTTGTATTTTCTTTTTTCTTTGTTCCACTTTTTATATTCTTACTTAATATAGTTGGACCTTTTTCTTCAGGTATTATGCTACTCATAAAACTTTCTGCCATGTTAAAAACCTCGTAATCTTTTTAGTTCACGTTCAGCTTGTTGTCTTTTAAATGTAGCTTCACGCAAATCATTTTGATATTTTAATACAGGGTCATTCATTGTAATCTGTGCTACCCTGTTATCCTTTGTATATATATCTACCATATATTCATCTAATAATACCACATCATTATAGGTTTTGTTCTCATAAATTTTTCTATTATCAAACATTTGGTCGTTTTTATTAGTGTATTGACCAAGATTTACTTGTGTTTTAGTCATAGCTTTAGCAGCAATAATACTAACAGCTTGTAATTGTTGCTCAACTGATTTAACTCTAGCTTTAACTTGTGCTTCTACGTTAGCTACATCTACCGAAAACTCTTTAATAACAGGTTTTTCTGCTACTACTTCTTTAGGTTCTTCTGTTACAGTAGGCACATTTTCTTCAACAGTTTCTTCCTTTGCTATGGTCTGCTCCACTTCAGGTTCTGATGCAGTTTCTTCCACCTCGGTACTGGCAGTTGTTGCAGGTTCGTTTTCCACGACCTCTTCTTCAAGCTCAACAGCTTGTGCAATCTCTGGTTCAACTTCTTCTGGTTCATTGGTTGTACTCTCCATAGGTTCTTCGATTATTTCTGGACCACCGAAAACCTGTAAAATTTCTATTTCTTCAAACTCTTCTTCTAATTCTTCTAGTGTTTCTATTACTACTGGTTCTTCTTCTAAAACAAATTCTTCTAAAAATTGTTCCTCAAATACAGGTGGCAATACAACAACTGTAGGTGGTTCTATAACAGGTTCAGTAAACTCTTCTTCCCATCTTATAAACTCATCTAATACTTCTTCTATCTCTTCAATTGTTTCTGCTTGTAATACTATATTATCATATGTCATAGTTAATTTAGCACCGAGCAAATTAGGTCCACCAAGATTAGTGCCGTAAGTATCATAACCTACATCTACTCCTTCCCATGCCCAATAAAATTGATTGCTGCCTGTACCTGTATGTATAACAGTATCAGTATATTTGTATGCATTACTACCATACCCTGCATCATTATTACGCACTTGGTTTACAGTTGCTAGTATATTACCACCCTCATCTAGTATGCTAACAGTAGTAGTATATGTATCTTGTCCTGGTTTAGCTTGACCACATTGCCAGTTAGAACCTTGGTACTCACAGTTTTGTACTACAGTTGTAGAGTTAAGTGTAACCCCATTGTTTAGTTTATCTTGTGTAGTTGTGTCATCTCCTGTAGTTATACCAACAAGTGAGCCAGTAACATTAATACCACCAGTTCCTGTTGTTTCTAACTCTTGACCCCAATCTCTTATGTTACCTGTTGTGTTAAAACCATTAGTTGTAACATTAGGAATAGATGTATCTACATTTTGATAGTTACTAGCATTGTTAGTTCCGTTGGGTAGTAAGTTGCCAGTAGTTATATCTTCAGCAAAACAAGCCCAAGCTATTACCATAAAACTAATAAGAAAATAAAACCAACCAAGATAATTAATTTTCATCATCATCATCGCCATACAATTCAAATTCTGTATTAACTCGTTTCTCTAATACCTTATTTAGTCTAGCATCTATAGCTCTTCTTCTTCTTAAATTTTTTGTATACTCTTGGTAGTCAGGTCTTTCAATATCATATTTTTCCCATTGAGCTTTTGCTGCTGCACCAATCTGTCCTTCAAATGGACATGGTGTACCTGCATGATGCATAGCACTAAAGATTCTATCATCTTGACATAGTATAGCTATAGCTGCAACTCTCATATTAAAGTCATACAACAACTTACCTAGTTTCATTCTTTCACAATTTTCATCTGTAAAATATGTACCACCAGCAACACCAAACCCAGTTACTTGTACTGCACCACTAACACCAATAGTACATAAGTCTTGTGAATAAGAACTCATGCTTGGTGCGTTTGCTGTACCTACAGGAATCTTTTGTGTTTCAGAATTGTTATTGGTACTGTTTGTGGTGGCATTAGTTGTGGTCGAAGTTGTAGTGTTTGTCTGACCATCGTTGTTATTTGTAGTTGTGCTAGTATACCCACCACTTATAGTAGTGTTACTTCCACTTGTATTAGTTTGTGTTGCTGTTGAATTATCTGTTGCATTTACTACACTACTCGCAGATAACAAGATTATCCATAACAACAATCCAAAAACAATTGTTAGTGTTTCTTTCATTTCTTTCCAAACATACCTGCTGCTGGTTTAAGTCCATAGATAGCACCGAAGATACCTATAAGTAACCATTGATACCATTGTGGTAAAGCATTAAAGTATGCAAAGAATAAATCTAATTTAGCTTTTGTATCTGCATCTCCAAAGAATACAGAATATCCTAATACTAATAATGGCAATGATACAACTATTAGTACAAACTCGTCTTTCCATCCGTCTTGGTTATCACTTCTTACTTGTGCTTGGTATTCTATTTCACCTTGTGCCATACGATATGCATGGTTTCTTTCTGCCATAGCATTATATCTTTTAGTTTCTTGTCGTTGCTGCATGACATTGCCAATAGTTTTAACAGCACTAAATACTAAACCAAGGCCAAACATTAGTTAGTTCCCTTACCTTCGCAATCACATTCTTCTTTTGTTTCTTCGCAGTCGCATATTTCTTTATTCATTTTAATATAAACTCCCTGATAACTACAATCATTTGTGTCATCATCATAAAACCAACACCCCACATTACTCTTCTTACATTTTTTAAATCTTCTTCAATGTGTTTAAGGTGGTTAGTTTTAATTATCTCAATGTGTGAATTAATCATTTTAATGTCGCCTTTAATTTTGGCTAATTCAACATTTAATTCATGCACATTTAACATCATTATTAATCTGCTTCAGCAATAGTATTACCATCTGCTACCCATTCTTGTATTTTTTGATAATCTCTGTTTGCTGGGTCTAATGGTACATACTTATTACCATTCATTAAATAACCTGTTAAAGTGTTATTTGCATCTCTCATGTTAACTACTGTTTCAATCATTTATAACTCCGCCTCAAAATAAAAGTAAGCTTGGTATGCATCATCTGCTGTAAGACCTGCATCAAAATCATAAGCAAACCTATAACTATTAGCATCTCCAAAACTACCATTAGGAACAAAAGTTGGTGTAGCAGCACTAGCAATGTTATAAATATCATTAGCTGTACCACCCTCGGCATACTCATGTGATATTGTTGGACTTGTTCTCATAGTAGTTGGGAAATTAATATTAAATACACACGTTGTAGCACTTGATGACATAAAAGCATACTGACCTTTATGATAATATCTTTGACATTGTGATAGTGTTGCAGCATGGGTTTCTCGTTTAAAAGGGTTTGCTGTTGCACCAGGTTCTAATTGTACATCTGCAATGTATAAGAAATCACCTGCATCTGTATCTGTTACATCTGACCAAATAAATACTGCAACATTATTAGTGCCAGAAGTATCTACTGATATATTCTCTATTTCATATCTAACCCATGAAGTTGTTACACTCAAATTACTAGGTGTGTTCTCATAAGTCCAGCTTGTTGCTAATGTTGGGTCAGTACCTTCTGCGTTCCAAGCACTTACTACATCACTTGTTACACTATCTGCTGTGCCACTCCATGCTATTACTGCAGCTTTTACGTTATCTAATTTTCCACCACCAGAAACCTTTGCTTTAAATGAAAGACTTACGGAAGTAGTTCCTTTACCTCCAAGCTGTCCACAATTTATAGTTTCTATTATCTGTACTATACCAAATTTTTTATCTACTGTTTCTACATCTAATCCAATAGAATAGTAACCAGTATCTACATCTCCAACAGCACGAGTTACATCAACAATATCATTTCCATCTGATAACAGTACCCATCTAGATGCTGTGCAGGTATCATCATTATTACCTCCAGAAGTAAAACTTGTACCTCTTTGCCAACATGAAAAATCTCCATTTATTATTCCATTGTAACTTGCATTTGAAGGTTGAGCATCAACGTATGCTTTGATAGATTGTTGTGTAGCTAACATAGTAGCAGAGTTACTAGCCATGTTATCTTCATCTTTACAATCTGTTACGTTAGCTGTACTAGGAAAATCTATTCCTCTACTATTTAAATCTAAATCTCCACCAAGCTGTGGTGTTGCGTCATTAACTAAATCTGTTGACCCTGCATCTGCTCCACTATAACTAAAATGTACTCCTACTCCATCAGTATTAGAAAATGAACCAGAACTTACAACGTGTGTAACTGGTACTTTGGTATATCCACTTGCGTCTGTTACACCACCAGAAATTTTAAATGTAGCATATGTACTTGGTGTACCTTCTTTAGTAATAGTAACAATACCTCTAGCTACAGAATTAGATACATCATCCCAGCTTTGAACATATCCAGATATATCTGCACTTGCATCATCTGCATCATCTACATAAAGAATTGATACACTACCAAGTGTTCCATTGTTAAATGCAATCTTACCTGCTCCAGGGTCTGCATCAGATGTACTACTGCTCCATGTCATTGATAGTTGTGAGTTTGTACCTGCTGCACCAGTAGCACCTGTGCTACCAGTTGAACCTGTAGAACCAGTAGAACCTGTATTTCCAGTTGTACCTTTATCACCTTGTCTTGTGAAATGTACAGATACTATATCACCAGCACTAAATGTATTATTAGATACCAAAGGTGTTACTGCTAATTTGTTATAGCCACTTGCATTTGTAGATGCACCTGTAATAGAAAATCTAGCATATGTTGTTGGGTCATCTGTATCTACTATATGTAAATATCCTTTAATTGTAGATGTAGAATCATCCCAAGTTAAAACATCTGTTGATGTTGTTGCACCATTAGTGTCATCATCATCTATGTAAATTGCTGATGCTGAAGCATATGTGCCATTATTAAATCTAATCTCACCTGCACCTGGGTCGGCATCTGTAGTTGCTGTATCAAATACATAAAGATATCCAGGTACTGCACCATCGTTACCTGATGCTGTAAATGTTACTGAAAGACTATCTCCTGCAGTAAACGTATTATTGGAAACAAGATGAGTTACTGCTAGTTTGTTGTAGCCAGACGCATCTGTAGCTGTGCCTGTTATTTTAAATCTAGCATAGGTAGATTTATCGCTTATGTCAGAAAACTGAACATAACCTTTATTACCTGCTGTACTGTCATCCCATGTAATAGTATCTGTCTGGGTAGTTGCTCCATGTTGGTCAACATCATCTATATAAATCTCTGTAATGTTTGAATATGTGCCATTATTAAAAGCCACTTCCCCAGCTCCTGGGTCAGCATCACTTGTTCCTGAATCAAATTTGTAAAAATATCCTGGGTTAACTCCATCTACACCATTTGCTATAAATGTTACCCATACTTTATCTGCATCTGTAAAAGTACCTGAACTATCTACATGGGCTAGTGTAGCTTTACTATAACCAGAAGCATCTACTATTGCTGCTGTAATATTAAATACTGCCCATGTATTAAGTGTTCCTGCCTTTTGCACCCTTAATCTACCTCTATTAGTATAGTTGGTAGCATTGTCATCCCAAGACTGTACCCATGCAGATATGTCTGTAGCATTGTATTCTACGTCATCTACATATGCTGCAGTTACTGATGTTATTGTAGTGTTGTTAAATCTTATTTTACCAGCACCAGGGTCAGCATCGGCAGTAGTAGTTGAATATGTCATTAATGCAGAATCGCCACCTTGTGGTAGGAAATCTGCTATTGTAGTTAAATCTCCAGAAGTATCAAATCCTAATGCTTTACTAGCTCTATCTGCAGCACTTGTTGTAAATTCAGATGATGTAATAGTGTTAGTTCTTGATACTTTAAAAGACCTATCAACCTCTTCTTGTAATTCTTGAATAGCTGCAAGGTTTTTATCAAATGCACTTTCAACAGAATCTGCAGTAAATGGGTCATTTTCTACTAAGTCAAGTGTTTGTGTTTGAGTTGTTTTTCTTCTTATTACTACTGTTTCTGTAGCTGTAGGTATATCCCCTGATTCAAAAACTACATTACCACCAGTTGAATTACCTGCACCAGTTACTGTATAATCAGTAGTAAGGGTTTTAACAGTTTCTACACCTAGAGCTGACCTTATAATAACCTGTAAATCTGCTGCTGCAGAGATTTTGAAGGCATATGCAAAGGTATCGTTTGACCCGTCACCACTGTAACTATTCTTAATTATTGTTGTTGATATTGCCATTTTATATTCCTCTATAGTTTATCATTAAATTTTGCGTGTTTCAATTTATTAAAGCTCTTTGTTTTCTTGCTTCTTTTAATTTTTCTGCAGCTTTCTTTTTTATTAGTTTAATTATTTGATTTTGTCGTTGAGCTACTTGACTCATTACTAAATACAATTGGTCTAATCTATCTCTTTTGTCATTATCTGACATTGCATCGTCTGGTGCATTGTAAATTGTAGTTAAAGTTTTTCTCAAATCTGCAAGTGTTTGTGCTCCTTTATTAGTTGCATCCCATATTAACCAATCTTCATTATTAAGCATAAAATCTTGCAACTCTTCAAATTTAAATTCTTTTTCAAGTTGTATTTTTGTTCTGTATGCTTGTTCTGTTTTTTTAAAATCGTTATAAAATTTAGTAATATGTGAAGATTGACCTTTAGGTGACCTTACAAAAAATGCTTTTATTATAGGAATTTGATTTACATTTTTAATCCAATCATCATCCCAAATATCAAAAACATCTTGTTCAGGGTCAACCCCTTTTATTAAAGAATTTGTCATTCTCATTATATTTTTACCTAAACCACCTGTCCATTTAGCTACAAAGTTGTCTAATTTTATTGGACTATATGGACCAAATGGTAACTGTTTACTTAACCATTTAGAAATTTCTGAACTATCTTCTCTGTATTGATACTGTGGCAAAAGTGCTTGTTTTGATGAAGATACTAAAGGTCCACCCGAGTAAAAATTAAAATTAGTTAGATTTTCTATAAATGGTTGAGCAGCAGTTGGTGCAGTTATAAGACCACTTCTCATTTGTGTTTTAGCCATATCAATTAAAAAATCATTAAGAGCATCAGGTTCATCGTTATACATTTCTTCTAAAAATCTTTCTACTGCTGTTCCAAATAATAAACCTGGTTCCCAAGGTTTTGGTATTTTTAAAAATACTTTTTCTTCTGTTCCTATTAATGGAACTTTATGTAAAGGTATGTTCCAAAATAAATCTTTTTCAAATCTTCCTAATGCCTGATATGCTTCATCGTCTTTGTTTAAGAAAAACAAACCCATGCTTGGTAAAGTTACCATTGTAAAATAATAACCAAAAGTTTTCATTGGTCTTTTAGAAAAACCTTCTGCAAGTTTATCATATCCTCTAATTCTTGCGTTAAAGAAGGCAGATAATTGATTATATGATTCTGCTGTCCAACCAGATTTAGCAAAATCTATTAAATCTCTTGCTTCAAAACCTGCTCTTTCTATCATTTCTCTTTGCGTCATACCATGTTTTGACCTATATCCAGCTTTATAATCCAATCTATCCCAAAGACTTTTACCTAAACCTTCGTTTTGATATTTACTTAATTTGTCAAGGGTTATTTTAAATTCACCAACCCTAGCCATATTTTCACCAAAAGAACCTACTCTTTTTAAAATATCCATAACAGGTGCAATCATGTTATCTGGAACTTGATTTATAAATTTTCTACCTGATTGAAATTCTGTTATCATTTTAGGGTCAAGATAATTTCTGTTCATTTCTAAAAAGTTTGCTACACCACCACCTGCAGCTAAATATTTTCTAACGTATTCATTTCCAGTACCACCTTTTTGTCTTAATAAATAGTCGTCAAACATTGCTGCTGCACCTTTTATGCTATTAACAAAAGGTATATGATAGTTTCTACTTATAGCTGCAGATGCATAAGCATCTCTTACAAGGTTAGCAATAAAAAATTCTGGTGTTACTGTTGCACCAGTTCTTAAAGCACGAGTAAAAGGACGCATAGCTTTATGTAACATATTTGTAGACATAGAATTAGTTTGTGCCAATGCTCTATATAATCTAGGTTCTACAGAAAATGTATATTTTTCTCCTTTTATGTAATATGAAATATTTTGATTTCCTTTAGGAATACCAGCATCTAAATTTTGAAAAAATCCATCAGGTTTAAATGATTCTAAACTTACTTCTTGATTTTTTATTTTTGTAAATTCTGACAAATGTAAAGTGTCTAAATCTTCTTTGGTCATTCTTCCTGTTTTAGTTCTATTTATAAATTTTGCTTCAGGCATAAGTTCTGGATTTTTCAATGCTATATCAAAAAAGTATTGTAATGCTTTATTTCTATCTGCTAATGTTATTAAATGTAATGTGTTTTTATACATTGAATTAGTTGGAGGTTCCATTTCTAATCCGTATTCAAAATTATCTTTAGTCCATTTTCTTAATCCATCTGCACCTTTAGTAGTAGCTCGTGCCATACCCATTTCAGCAACAACATTAAAAGGAACATAATCTTTGTTTGCTTCTTCTATTATTTTTCTAGCTTTTTTAGATAACATTCCTGATGCTTCTACATAATCTAACAACTGTTTATTATACTCTCTTAATTCTTTTGCATATACTTCATATTTACCTTTGTGTTCTTCAATAGTTTTTTTAGCATTTGCTAATCTTTCAGCATTGTAACCTTTTTTTTCTGCAACAGATGATAAATTATATTTTTCTAATATTCTTTTAGCTATAAGATAACTATTTAATTCAACCATATTTTTAGCTACTACGTCAGGTTCACGAGCTACTTTTTTTGTTGTAATTCCAAAAGCTCTTTTTATATCTAATTCACCAGTTCGTTTAACAAATGTGTATTGTAAAGGGTCAAAAATTGAATTTAAGCTTTTTCCTGCTGCATCTAAACTACCAAATTTCATAGTAGCTCTATCAAAAAAACCTGATGCTCTTTGAAAAGCACCTACTAAACCTCTTGTCATTTCATATGGATTTAATTTACCCATTCCAGGTGTTTTTGTACCTGATTTTGTTTCAGCAACTTTAATAGCATTTTCTACAATTTCTCTTACAGGATATAATTTGTTAATCATTTCGTCTACAAAATGTTGTTTTTTACCAGTAACTTTTTCCATTATTGATTTACCAGTTGCACCAAATCTTATGTTGCCAACCATGTAAGTTGTATTTTCACTAACATTTACTCGTTTTAAAAATGCTTCTTGTGTTTTAGGAGTTTCATTTAATTTTTTTGTAATGTCTTTTAGTGTAGTTTTTATTAAACCTAATGTTTGTGGTTGTGGTCCATATTGTACTACTGGTTTTAAACCTGGACCAAGCTGACTATTTAAACTAAATATTCCTTGTCTAAATTGTAATTTAGGTAATATTTTAGTTTCAAGAATTTTTTGTAAGTTACCTCTACCTTGAATTTGTCCTTCTTCTCTAATGCCTAATTTTCGTGCTAATTTTAAACCACTTCCGTTTATATTAAACATTCCAAATGTTAATGTATCATTAATTAAAGATTCTTTAGTAGGCATATGTCCATTAAGAACAACACCTAATGTGTTCATAGTTGCAACTTGCGAAAGAGTATTCATTCCAAAAAAACTTGCACCAGTTTTAGCTAACAATCCTGGTGCTGCAACAGTTGCTGCTAAAGTTGCACCAGATTTAATTCCTTCAATTAATGCTTCGTCTGTAAAAATTTCCCACCATTCTGCAAATGTGTCTACATCTCCTCTTTCTAATGCTTCTAAATACATTGTTTTTATTGTTTCATTTAAAAAAGCACCAGCACCAGCTCCTGCAACTGGCCCTCCTACAACACTTCCTGGTATTGCACCTAATAAAAATGGTGGTAAATCTGCTACTATTCCTGCACCTGTTTCTATAAATCTTTCTAAAATTCCAGTATCTTCAGGTTCTACTCCAAATGCTTCCCTATAATCTATACCTGTTTCTCCTTCGCTATAATATTGCATTGCAAGATTAATAGTTGATTTACCCAGACCTCTTTCTATGTACCTACCAAATTCAAAATCTTCTCCTACCATTGAGTGCCAAAATCCTTTTGATTCTTCTCTAACTTGTGAATAATCTTTATTAGGATTTAATAATGTACTTGCAGGTAATCTGAAACCAGGTCGTACAGTTTCTAATTTTTTTTTGTTTTTTTTTGGTGTTACTGTGCCAAATATAGGTGATAAATTTTTTGGTTTTGGTTTGTCAGAAATAGGAAATTTATTTCCATTTTCTGTAATATCGTCATTAGCATCACTTCCATAAGTAAAATCTTTTTTTTTATCTTCCTCTATAAAAACTTCAGTTGTAGTAGGAGCAACATAGTTATCGCCTAATTTTTTTTTTAATGCATCTTCAATACCCATTAAACTTTTTCCTTGTCATCTTTTTCTTCTGGTTGTTTTCCAGCAGCAAGAATGTTTAGTTTTGATTTGCTTTTTTTAGAACTAAAATTACCAGTTTTGTTATAAAAATCTTGTATGTTTTGTCCATAACCATCTTTGTTTTTTAACAATGCTTCAGTTTCTGGTTGATTTAAAATATCATGAGCTACTTCTTTTCCGTATATATTAACAAAAAATTCATACACATTATCAATAGGATTTAGTGCAATTTTTGCTAATATTTCTGATAATGGTTCAAATGTTTCAATTCCTTTTATTTGGTCTTCTATAGTTATATATGAAAATTCTTTTTTCCCTGATGAAAGATTAACTTTTTCTCTACGATTATTTTCTACTATTGCTGATATTCTTGCTTTGTCTTCTCCTATTTCGCCTCCGTACACCAATGAAGCAAAACCTTGATTAATTAAAGCATCATTTACTGTATCTTCAAAAGTTGCTTGAAATCTAGGGTCACTAGTTATAACAAAATTTGCATCAATGTAATCAGCATGATTTGGGTCTGTTAGATTTTTTATAGTTTTACCTGCATCAAGACCTTCTCTTATTAATCTTTCTACTTCACGTTGAATTTTTAATTTTCTTAAAGAAGAACCTGATAAACCAGTTGCTCCAGTATTTTTCCATATTCCGTCTACAAGTGTAGCAGTTTCATCTTTTATTAATTTTTCTCTTCTTAATACTGATGGAGTATTTATAAGTGTATTTAATTCTTGATATTCTGTAAATGAAAGACCATTTCCAATCATCATCATTGGTGTTTTGCCACCAAGTTCAGTCATTGATTCGCCTAAACTTTTTAAAGTTCCATTTAAAATTGCATTTTTTATGTCGCTAAATGCTTGATAATTTATTGGAGCAGAAGCATCCTCACCTTTTGCTATTGAATCTATAACTTTTACAAGTTCATTTGCTTTTTTATTAGCATCAGGTCCTTTAAAATTAGAAGTTTGTATTGAGCTTCTTAATTTAGTAAATGCGTCTTCTTGTTTATCTAGGGGTAAGTCTAATATTGCTATTCCTTTATCTATAGTTGTTGTTGAAACATTATTATTATGTGCAAGTTCTGCATTATTATGTGCTTCTTTTTGATTGCTAACTAATTTATTTATCGTTGTTTCTATAAACTTTTTATCTTCATTTGTCCATTTCCAACCTTGTTTTTTTCCATATTGGTCATTACTAAGTTCTTTTCTTAATTGTGATAAATCTTTTTCAGTTGGATTACCTTCATCATCTACACCATAAAATTCATCTAAAGAAGACAATCTATTTATCAAACTATTAATATATACTTGTGCTTTTTTTTCTGCTATTTCTTGTTGTATGTTAGGGTTTTTACTTCCACCTAATCTAAATCTTTCTTCTTCAAGAGCTAACATCATTTTTTCTATATTGTCTGCAAAAAGAGGAACCATGTCTGGATTCATGTTCTCCATTCCTGCTATAAGTAAATCTATTCCTTTTTCTTCTTTATCTAACCTTATAAAACTATCTTTAACAACAGAATCCATATAAGATGACATTAAATCTAGTTTTTGTTTAGTTAATGCATTTTGTACTTTACTTTTAAATTGAAATTTTTTATATCCATTTTTGTCATTTTTATATTTGTTTTCATATTCTTTTAATATGTTAGCTTCAAATTTTTCTCTTTCTGCATTAAATTGTTCAGCACTCATTATTGCTCTTTTTCTTAATAATTCTTTGCTAAATTCTGTTGTTTTAACATTTATTTCAGCTATATCATCAGCATTTTTATTTTTAATTCTTTCGTCATCTATTCCTTGTAAAACTTCTCCAGCATATTGAGCTGTTGCTTGTAATCGTTCTATTCTAGAACGAGATTCTTTTGTTATATTTATTTGATTTGTTTTAGCTAATGGGTCTACACTAACAGGTTTTAAAGCTCTTTCAGAATCTATTCGTTTACTTCTGCCTTTTGCTTGTGGTTCTATTTCTGCCATAATAATTTTTATTAAGTTCCTTTAAACAGTCCTGATTCTTGTCCTGCTTTTGCAAATTGGAATCCACCTCCTAATAAATTTGTACCTCTTGAATATGCTTCTTGTGCTAATAAACTAGACCCTCTGGAATCTATTGCATCTAATTCCATTTGTAAATTTTGTGACGCATAATATTGTGCTTTTTCTATTTCTTTTACTTGCTCAACTGTTTGCAATAAATTAGAACCTGTACCCATTTGCGTACCACTTGCTGCTTGTATTGTTCTAAGTGTGCTTAATCTTTTAGCTGCTTTCATGTTAGCAATATCTTTTAATTGATTAGCTCTATTTTGTGCATTACGTTCATCAGTTAACATAGCTCTTCTCATATTACGAGATTGATTTAAACTTCCCATAAAACTAACTGCTGTGCTTGTTGCTATTAAAGCTGGTACTACCCAACTAGCTAATGCTCCACTAGCAGTAAAAATAAAATATGATGGTATATTTGTTTGTTTTATTGGTTTACCAGCACCACCATATGCTTTTAAAATTCTAGCTTCTTTTTTATTTATATAAGCTAAAAACTCACCTTTAGGTGCATACTGTTCTAA